CAAGCGGGCCAGTCTCGGTAAACGTGTGCCAGGCCGCCCGCTGCCTGCCATTCTGCACAGTTGCTTGTACGATCATCAATCAAGATATCAGTGGGGTTTTTGCAGTGTCGCCACTTGTCAAAAGAGAATGGACCAATAGTAACTGGAATGTCCCGAAAGTGTTCTTGTGCCCAGAAAACTTTGTCGCTTACTGCAAACGGCATTGAATAATCATGCGGCAGGGCTGTTAAAAATCTCAATGTACCATCAGTTTGCTGCGTAAGATCACGGCAGTAATTGACCAATTCGACTGCACCTGATTTCAAGGGTAATGAACGATAAAAATGCGAATCAGCTTTGAGTCTATCCCAGTCAGCTGGTGGAATACGTTCATCTGTGAGATGATCCCATCGCATCTTTAAGAAATCCTGTGCGTGTGCTCGCCAATCGGCTACTACATCATCCATGTCAAGATAAATGTTCATTTGAGTTCTGTAATGTTTAGATGTTGAAGTGTTTGTTGCAGCATATCAATTTGCCGCTTGCAATCTTCTAGGGCGTGGTGACTAGTAGAAGGCTTTGGTAAGCCTGGCCACAAACTGTACACTGTACGGGCATCGCGCACCACATAAAATTGCCAAGGTAGCGGCTTACCAAAGCTCTTGTACGCATGCTCAATGATGTTCATGTCATAAGTGGGACCATTAGCCCATATTAGTTTGCTTTGCCAAATAAATTTAGCCAGCTCATCTAATGCTTGATCTAGTGGAATACGATCGTCTTCGCCAAACGCTTCTTCCCTGGCAGCATCAGGTTGGCTTGCCCACCAGTCAATGGTGTCTTGCTGGATGCTGCGATTCTCTTGGCTCTCTAATGTGATACGAGCATAGTAATGCCGATCGTGATAACCTGTGCCCAAAGGATCAAAACTTTGTGCAGCAATAGTTAGAATGGTTGTGTCAGGACCGGTACCCAGTCCTTCGATGTCTATCATTAAATCGGCCATACTGCAAGTATAGCACAATTACTGGGTCATGTCAATGCTCATGTGTTCTTTAAACCATTCGATCATGGCATTTCTGGTAGGATGATATTGATCAGACTCTAGCCGATCTTGATGTTTGGCCCATTCATATGGGTTGCTGTTCATGTTGAATTTAGACCAGTCCACTAAATTATTCAGAGAAGAAGTGCGATCTAGTTTGCCATGTGCATGTTCTTCCCGGCACCCAATATCACCGTGCTCGGTGTTGTATATAAATGCCATCTGATAGGAAATTCCCCGAGCAACAAGTAGACTTTGTAGGTTAACAATGCTCATCAAGGTAAGTTCGCTTAGATACTGACTGTTGGGTTCTGAACCCAGATACTGTGCTCGCATAAAGATCTGTACTGGATCTGGCACTGCACCAAACACTCCTGTACCTAGAAAGCCGCCTGAATGATACCAAGCCATGTTGCCAATGTTGCAGCTGGCCACCCAATCGCCATCAGGGTTGTTATGTTGTGTACGCTGTAGTTCTTCGCTGACCGGAAAGTCAACTCGATTAATACCAGACCATAACACTACCACATGGTCATAGTGTTGTTGCGATAACTGATGCATTGCTCTGGCAGCAATTGCTTGATTGCCAGTGCCCGGGCTAGCTAGCACATGGTACTTTGCAGCGTTTATTCCCATGTCGCCGTTATATCGAGCTTGCAGCCTGGACATAAAGCTGCAACCAATCATCAGTGTTTGACCGTTAGCCAATTACAAAAGTCAATGGTTGTGAACCATCTACATACAGTTTGAGTTGTTCCAGTAGTGCATCCATCTGTGTTTGTGCTTCGCTTTTCATAGCTGCACCGTTTAGGCTACCGCCACCTTGTGGGCCGGCAATGGTGCTGAACTTTTCACGAGCTTCTCCGATGATCATTTTAGAAACAGCAACCATATAGTCACGGATCCATTGTCCAGTTTGGTGATCGGTCAACAACTGAATCTCAGGCTTGAGTTGATATGCCCAAAGCAGCACATTTTCCCCGGTGCCTTTTGGATCCCGTATCAACTGCAACTTCTTGGTCACAGGATTCCAGGTGTAGTTCATAAAGCCACCAAACATTTTAGCAGCTAGTTCCACATACTGGCTGTAAAAGTCATAGGTAGCAAGACCGCCGGCCACGTTAAAGTTCATGAGATAAACGTTGATACTGGCCTGTGCAAATGGATCAAAATTACTGGCAAACGGTCCTGTAGAATCGCCAAATGTTCTACGAAAAATTTGGCGCACGGCGGTAACTTCTTGGGGCAATGTATAGATATTAACGTCCCGAATCAGTTCCATAAAGATGTAGGCTTCTTCGTAAGCTGCGTTACTACGCTGTCGGAATGTGCCAATGGTCTTTTGATACGCAGCTTCAAAGTGTGCAGGGTCTAATTCAAGATCAATGATCTGATTGCCCAGCAATAAGCCCACGTAATCAATAAGATCTTGCTTGAGCTGGGGTAATGTATTTTCGGCCATATAAGGAACTCCGTTCCTTATATTTAGCTCACCAGGTCTTGAGCACCATCAAGTTATCAGTGCCGCGTCCATTGAACCCTGTTTCAGTAGTGCTCAAGTCTTTGAAGATTTTACGAGCAGCCGGTTTACCAGCGGCCTGCATGGCCTTGATTACTTCGGCGGGTTTTCGCACAGTCTTTTGCATGCTCTCAGACACACTGAACCCAATTATGGAATTGCTTTTTACAGTAAACGACCCTGCATGCGAGTCTGCCACAATGTGAATCAGCTTGCGCTTTTTGGTGTCATACAGCCAGGCTTCTGTTTTTTCCACCAGGCTTGCAGCAGGCAATCCTTTGAGTTTGAGGTCTGCAAACTCCAGCACAACTTTGAATTTGACGGCACGTTTCTCTGGAGACACTGTTTTGACTGCACGTGGTTTACGCTCGACCTTTTTAATCTGCACGTATGCACCGCAGTCATTGACCACAGTTTCACAAAACTTTAGCACATTACGCATTTGGATCTTGCTGAGATAACCGTAGCCTTCAACCAGTTGTGCGTCTTTGCCTTTGATTACTTCTTCAAATTCAGTTTGTTTGCGTTTCCAGATATCAGCCAAGGTGCTCACCATTTGTGGTGCCACATTCATGCCACGGATTAGCACAATTGGCTTGTAGTCTGCACTCATCTTGGCACCAGCCATGACAAACTCGTCAAACAAGCCATCTAGTTCGCCGGCACATTCGCTTACTTTTTCACGCAGTCGGTCCTGGATGGTCAGTCGTGCTGTCGCAGGTTCTGCAGATTCAGCTACAGCTTCTTGCTGCTTGACTGCAACCAATTCTGCCAGCATGTTATCCAGTTTAATTTGTTCGTGGTCAGACAGTTCCAAGCCCACCATACTCATTCGGCACAGCCAGCCAGCAGTCAATCGAATGTCCGAGTCCAACACACCTTTAAGTGCCCTGACATCTGCTTTACGCCCATGCAGTTCCAGATAATTCACAATCATGTCACGAGCATCTTTTTTGCCGTAAAAGTAATTGTACCAGCTGAATGCAGCAGTCATCTGGCTGATGCGATTGCTAACTGGTTGTTCACGCCACGTGGGCTCTACACCCATAACATTGGTGTCAGCACTACGGGGATTGAGCGGTTTAACGGGTTTGTTTACTACAGCAGTTTTCAAGGTGGCTCCTTTAAGCATATCAGTAATTATAGCAGATTACCCAATTTTGGTCAAGTCAGTAGAAAGTACTACCAAAGTAGCATCTGCGGCGTTGCGAAACGTGATCCAGTACGGACGGTACCCGGCAACCCGACCATGTCCAAAGTAACTGTACCATGAATCATGACGCAAGCTGCTAACGCCCAATTTCTTCCTGGTTGCTGCTTCGTATGGCACAGATTCGGTGTAGCTAGAAAATCTCAGGCCCACAGTGTGTCCGTGTTCTTTGAATTGGCGAAATCTGCGGTTCAGTTTAACTACTTTCATACAGCTATTGTAGCACTTGTCGATTTATCGGTCAACCTGCCCATAAATACTGTATGATCTTCAATAACCACCATTGTAAATCGCTGTCAGGAGAATCAAAATTCCACGCCTAAGCATGTTCCGTCCCAATCGGACGAGAGATTACCAATTCATAGATCGCACTGTCAGTGAAATGTACACTGTGGGCGGGCTTGATCTTTACATACACAAATACATGGGCCCGCAAACTGGCGGCGAGGACTCTGCCCTAAGTGGCAATGCAGATGCTACTCAACCAGTTTATGAAACACTGAGTCCACTAAACATACAAGACCTGCTGCTGTTGGAAAACAGGGATCGTGTGTATGATCCAGACATCTATATATTGCGAGGTGTTTACAACACACAGGACGTGGACTTTGACTTGACTCAGTTTGGCTTGTT